ACGTGATGCAGCATGGAAGTGGCCAGTAAGTACCAGCTCAAACTTTTCAAATAGTTTAGCATCCATCCCACCGTGTGATTCTACACCACGCATAAGTTCAAATCCACTTAGTTCAAGATGTCCACCCAGCCAATCAGCCTTACAGTCACGGATAAATTGCATAGACTTTTCGTAGTTGTCATTGCAAATCCAAGGGAGAAGAGCCATGCGTAGTGACCCGTATTCCATGACCGTAGGCTCCATGACGATATTAATCTCGTTCATGAAATGGCCGAGTAGTTCTTTTAGACTGTTTAAGTCATTTGTATTCTTATAGAACGTATCGTGATTTCCGGGAATAATATCCATGGACATACCACGTTTACGAATTTCGTTTAGAAAGCTTTTACGATTGCGGCTTAAAGCTTTAAAATTTACGAATTTGCGATGGTCGTAATAATCCCCGAGGTGTAGGATTTGTGTAACCCCTCTTTTTTCACATTCAGGAAAAAAGACTTTTGAATAAAATTCGTCTGCGTTGTTGAGGAAGATTTCGGAAGAGTTACGTACACCACAATGCGTGTCATTCAATACTGCTAGTTTCATTTGGGCCTTCAAATTTTCTCATAATATTTTCGGGATCTTCGACTTTTCGGATCGATGCGTGATTGTCATGTATTGTCCACTCTAAAACATCGCCTTCTTTCCATCCCATATTTTCCATTAATGTATCGGGAAATGGCATAATCAAATCATCACCGTCTTGAATAACTGTTGTTATATACTTAGTCTCAAGTTTATTCATGCATAAACTCCGTTAAATCTGAATCAGCGTTAACACTTCGCTTTTTCTTTTTTTCACTTTTTACATATTCTTTTATTTCGCCGTCAAATGTTTTTACTTTACCAATACGATCTCGAAGAGTATCTACAAAATGACCAACAATATATTGACTAGCATCATCACCTTCTCCTGTTGTGAGAAAGTTTTCTATTCCAGAAGTAGTTAAATACTTCATTTTAATCTCTTGTTGTTTTTTCTCTTTTGCGATACGTCTTAAAAAAGCATACCAAGTAATTTGAGTAAAGTACGCGAATGCGTTTGGTTTGCCGGTTCGAGTTGCTGCAGCTATATCATAATTAAGTACGGCCTTTAAGCAATTCTCAACTGCGTCCATTACCATTTCTTCACGATATGTATAGCGAATGAAGTTAGCTTTGTGAGATAATCCTTCGGATATGCGTAGAAAACATTGTGCAATATAATCTGGTACTTTAGGAATTTCTACGTTTGCTTCTTTTGCTTCATTAACTAAAGTAACGTATTCAACAACTGCTTGTGAAAAATCAGCATTATTTACGTAGTGTATACTAGCGCGTCTTTGTCGTGCCATTGCCACTTCCTTTCATTATTGTAGATACTATTATACCACTTCGATGTTTAAAAGTAAACATGTATTTTTTGTTTTGATTTTTAAAAATAGTAGTGTACAACTGGCACTTTTTATGGTATAATAAACTGTGGTTTAGGGAGAGGGGATACTATAAAATCTCGAGCCTTAATGTATTGTATCACTTTTTGGCTTAAATTTAATAACATTACCATCTGTATCTTCTGAATCAATTACCTGTTCTTCTTCGAGCTCGTTGATCTCGCTGTTTATTCTATCGTCTACGTAATCTTCTATTTCTTCGTCAGTCATATTTTGAAATTCATCGAAATTGAAATCAGTTTTCTTTACTTTTGCTAATGCTAGCATTCGTTGTACGGTTTTATCATAGTGCTGCAGTAGTTCATTCGAAGGGTTTACTTCGCCAATGATGTGTGATGAGTTAATTGTGTGTAATATTGCTGGATCATCGCATAAACCCATCCACGGACGAAACGCGTAAAATCTAACGTGCTTTTCCATATTTTCACCTTGCATAATTAACAAAGGACATCTAACAATGATAGAAGCACTTTCTTCATTATCCCACTCTAAAACTTCACAAATAAGTTCATCATCATTTGTGAGTTTAAATTGCTTAAATGTTTGTGTCATATTGCAATCCTATATGTTTTATTGTTAAACTTTTCTCTTTCATATATCCTGTGTCGTTCTTCAGAGTGTAAAGTTGCAAAGTTTTTTAAATTTTCATAACTTAAATTATCTATTACGTCATAAAGTGTTGTAGGCTTGTTGTTATCTGACTTTCTCAATCCTCGTCCAATCGACTGTAAAACTCTGATCTGGCTTTTTGAAGGAGAAGCGAATATAATATTGTGCAAATTGCGGATGTTAATCCCAGTGCTAAAAGTGCCTAAACTAGCGACGATGATAGCATTTTTCTGCTTCTCAACTATTCCACGAATTGCTTCGCGATCCGATGTTGCAACATTGCCAGATACGAAAAAGACTTTTCTGTTTTCTTCTACTTTACTATTTATTAATTCAAAAAGAGGCTTTCCGTGTTTTTCAACGAAGTTGAATAAAACGAGTGTGTTACCCTGCTGATCTAGTGCTAAATTTCTTATAAAGTTGTTTCGTTTATCGTTTGCGACAATCCACTGAATTTCATCTTGATACGTTCGCTTACCAAAGTCCTTACGTACTTCTTCTGAGTAATCAAGTATGACTCGTTTGATATTGAGTTGAGCAAGTGTATCGTTATCCTGTAGCTTTTTAGTTGTTGTGACTTTGTATATTTTTCCAAAGAGTCCTTGAAGGACCAGCTCATGTGTTTGAGTTCCATCGAGAGTTCCTGTTGTTCCAAAGCGATATTCGGCTTCTGTTGCTTTATTCATAATTTGCATTAATGATTTTGATTTAAATCCATGACACTCATCACCGATTACCATTCCGAATTGTTCATACCATGATCGTGGTAATTTGTAAATTGATTGCCACGTACTAATCACGATTGGCGCGCCGGGATCTTTTTCTTTACCAGAATAAATTTTATGAATAAGAGATTCCGGACAATTGTAATCTTTAAAGTCGGATGTCATTTGTTCCACTAGTGATGTAGTTGGTACAATAACGAGTACTCTTTGTTCACTATCACCACGTAATACACCAAGAAAATAAGAAAGCAAAACATAGATGATAAGGGATTTGCCTGAACCGGTAGGAGATACAAGGATCGATCGTCTTTTCCGCATACCTTCCATGACTGCCATAAACTGATACTCGCGAAGCTTAAACGGCAGATTCATTTTTTCTACAAATCTAATTATTTCCTTTGCTTCAACTTTGTCTTCAGCATGTGGCATGCCATAAGCAGTACGGATAGGATCTACATCATAGTTACGCGTCCTACAAAATTGAATTAAGTGATATACTAAACCAGCTGGTAATTCTCCACTACGTGTATCGAATAATCTTATTTTGCCATCCCATACTTTACGTCTGTACGCCGGCATAAACTTATAACCCGGTACGTAAAATGAAAAGAATTCATTTAATTCTTGCGCAGCAGAATAATCACAATCAATATGAAGATTTGCGTGATTTAATTTCCTGATTCGAATTGCTTCCATTTAATGATGTTGCCTATAGTTTGATGTCGCCATTTAATAGTATCCACAATATCTGCAAGTGTTTCAACTAGAGTTTTGTAATATTGAATTTTTTCTTCAGACTTTTGAATTTCAGGATCTGCATCATAGTAATAATCCATGTCACCTTTCATAACCTTTAATCCATTAAAGGGATCAGGATTCCACCCAAGTTGTTCTACTTCTTCCTGAGACATCTTTCCGTTATACCATTCCCATTTTTGTTTCAGTAACGTCTTTTGCACAAACTCTGCTCTTTTTAAAAGCAGTTTAGCATTTGCAAGTTTTTCGAGATATTTGGAATGTAGAAGAGGTGTCTGACGAGAACTTTCGTCGAGATGTACATTATCAATTACATTATCCTGCGCCCATTCTTCGAGCACAGCTTTCAAATCAATCATTATAAAGCTCCATTATATGGTATTATATATTACTATATTAAATCAAAGTATGTGAATCTAAAAGAGATAGAAAACGTTATAAACTCAGTTCCTGTTGCTGTTGATTCAAAATTAATATCTCCAAGTGCAACTGGTACGCATTCATAATATTTGACTTGCTTTGTCACAGCATTCGCACTAGACAAAATTGATAAAGTAATATCTGAATACGTTGGAGGTTGTGTAGGGCTACGGTCAATTGCTCTTACTGGCAAATTGTCTACTACTCGGCGAATCCAAGAATACATTTCGTTATAGCCGGTAAGTCCTTCGTCTAGAATAATGGTCGCATTCAATTCATTAAACGTGAGCGCTCCACCGACAATTGGAACTCCAGTAATTTTACGAAAAGAAACTTCCGAAGGATTGATAATCATACCCGGATGCGTAATAGTTTGCGCAAAATACTCAAGATTCGGAAAGTTTTCTCGATCTATTGTAAGTTTATAGCTGGTTGGCTGTAAAAAATTTATATTAGTTGTAAGTGCCATACCTCTATTTATACAAATTTAAGATAAAAAAAGAGGCCGGTTTTCACCGGCCTCAGTTTATTTTAGTTTCTTCTTATGTGAGGATATTATCAACTCTAAAAATGCGATAATACTGGTTTGTGCGGTTAGAAGCCAAACCGTCTGCAGGTGCTGAACCAACGAATGGGTTTGAAGCCATGCCGTAGCGTGTCTTAAAGCCAATCTTAGGCTGGAAGCTATCTTCCCCGACTGCACGAACCATTGTGAGTGGTACGTATGGGCAATAGAAGAGACCTGCGTCGTATGGGTTAGTACCTTTGTAACCAACGTTAACGTAATCGGCTGATGCATATGGATCGATGTAGACCCGTGTGCGACCGTTCAGTACACCGGCGAATGTGTTGCCTGTGTCATCTACGTTCAAGTTAGTTGACATTGCTGGTGAGTAATCCAACATGCCTGAAGCTGCAAGAGCAGATGCAACATCTGATGAACAGATGATGAAGTTACCCTTACCGCGGCGTGTTTCTTTAGCAATCGTGTTTGCTTCACGCTCGATCTGTACAATCAGACCTTTGAATTTCTCAACTGACCAGCGGCCATCAGCGTCTGATGACAAGTCAAAGATACCTTTTGTGGTAACGTTGGCTTGGCGAGCACCGATTTTAGCTTGTGCGTTAACTGTGCGGATAACCTCACGGTTAATTTCAGCAAGAATTTCTGTC